GACTCGAGATGAGTTTTTTGAGGCATGCGCGCGTCTGGCACCGAGGGCACTTTGCTGCTCCTTTACGTCCCTCTCTTGTTATGCGGACTGGAAGTACCGACCGGTTCACGAGCCGTACCGATCACCTGAAGGACTACAATTCGACACGTCGGGATTTCCTGAGTGCGCTGAGTGGGTTCAGAGAGACCTACTGGGGGATCGAAGCGGTAAGTGAGCCCCCCCCTCTCCGGGGTCCCCTAGGGACCCACGGGGGGGTTTTCCGGGATCGGCCTACCGGCCTCAACCCTCTCGCCCTTCGGGACTCACGCCAAACCAATGCTAATTGTTTGCAGAACGAAGACGAAGCCTCATCCTCTGGGGAGGAACTCGCCTAGGCAAGACATTGTGGGCCCGTTCTCTAGGCAACCACGCCTACTTTGGGGGCCTATTCTGCCTAGATGAGTCACTTGATGACGTCGACTATGCTGTTTTCGACGATATGCAGGGTGGCTTGAAATTCTTTCACAGCTACAAGTTTTGGTTGGGCGCACAGACATCGTTTTACGCGACGGATAAATACAAAGGAAAAAAATTGATACATTGGGGGAGGCCGTCTATTTACATAGCCAATCAGAACCCTCTCTGTGACGAGGGGGTTGACCATGATTGGTTAATCGGCAACTGTGAGATTGTGGAGATTACCTCCTCACTTCTCGTGCCAGTAGAAAGTAGCCTCGGGAGTGAAACTGAGAGTCGATGAATCATCGTTAACGCCATGCTTCCTGAAAATATCAACGACGTAATAATTTCCCATCCCTGCCCGACCGGTGACCGATACGCCTGACTCGACCATGTTCTCGCCTTGCTGCTCTTCCTCATACACCAACCCCTTGCGCATTGGGTGCCACAACTTAAAAGTGTGCACTAAACCTGCATTGTTGTACGACTTAATGACACGCGTCCTGTCGTACTTGATGGAGAAGTGACGTGATGATAGTGGGGCTGTGATTGCCGAAAGCCAATCAACATTCCGTGCCCCCTCGAAAAGCTGATCTTCAAGGTACGATGACGTCTGTTGGGCTCTTAGGAGCCTGACCATCCCGTTGCTTGTGCGCCGGTAGTAGTCCGACGTATCGGGATCGGCTTGTCCGAAATCATCCTTGCTAGTGAAGCAGATGCGTCTCCACTCCCATGACGCGGCATTGTTGGTTTCCAATTGGATGCGCTCCTTAAGGCCAACGGCAAATATCGATTCCGACGTGCGAAGGCTGACATCGATCTTGCTTCCTCTTGCGTTGGTGGAGGTGTCGGAGGGCCGCCCGGTGGCATTCCAGATGTAGATATGCTCGGAGGGCAACTCAACTCCGACAGGCCTTCGCATGATTGCGGGGCCTTGATTGTAGTTCTCATCGAACTGATTGTCGAAGTGGGTGTTGCTGTAGCTAAGCATGTTGTCCCTCTTTTTCTGACTGGTTTTGTTGAGGAGGGACCGGGTGGACATTCTCGTGGTCCTGCGGCGATACGGGGCTCGGCGGGTGCTGCGGTATTTTCGCTTTCCACCATACCGCTTCCGAGAGCGGGACCCGTACCGTGACTTGAGTCGGCGTCGCGCCATTTTTGTGATTCGCGGGCGGCTTTGGCGGCGCGGAGTTCCTCCAATCGTTGTTTCCGGTGGCTACACCCACGATAATGGTGTCCATATGTCGGGTCTGTGTCGCAGTCCTCCATGAGGTGAGTGGTGGGGGGGACGTGCTTTTATAGATAAAAGGCTCCCACTGCCACCACTGGAAGGTAGAACAAAGTTAATCTACCTTCCAGTGGCACCACGTGACATGCCCTTTCGTTTTGCTGCCAAATATGGACTCCTCACATACTCAGCCCTCGGCCTTGACGGAGACTACGTGGCAGACCTTGCAATCGAGATTGTCGGAGCACTTGGAGCGCTTGGAGCTGAGTGCATCATTGGACGAGAGAATCACCTCGATGGAGGCTTTCATCTGCATGCTTTCTTCATGTTCGAACGGAAGTTTGAGTCACGAAATGTCCGTATATTCGATGTGGACGGACATCACCCCAATATTGTCCGAGGTTACTCGTCTCCGGACGCTGGCTGCAAGTATGCAATCAAGGAAGGAGACATTGTGGGAGGGGGACTCGATCCAGACAGCCTTAGAGCTCCGGTGGGTTCTGATGGCGGAGTCTGGACTACAATATGCCTGGCAGAGACTCGAGATGAGTTTTTTGAGGCATGCGCGCGTCTGGCACCGAGGGCACTTTGCTGCTCCTTTACGTCCCTCTCTTGTTATGCGGACTGGAAGTACCGACCGGTTCACGAGCCGTACCGA